TTATCGAAATGGATTGAACAACTGTTTGAACTACCAATTACAATCACTAGCAGCCGCGGTTGTAAATAGAGCAGCAGTACAGATTAATAGGAAAGCAAAAGAGTTAGGAATAGATGCTAGAGTGCAAGCTCAGATTCATGATCAGTTGATCATAAATATTAGAGAAGATCAAGCAGAAATGTTTATGCCATATGTTCAAGAACTAATGGAGCAGACAACACAACTACCAGGAGTAACTCTAAAGGCACCACCACAAATAGCAAATAACTTTGCAGAAGGTCATTAAAAGTTGTTTCCTTAGATATTTATTCATATATTATTAAAATAAGTTATTAATTAAATTAAGTTTATGACACAAACGTTATCCGCTAACAGCGACAGAGTTATTGTAAAGCCTGTTGAATCAGGCGAAGAAAGATTCGGAAGTATTATTATTCCGGATATGGGTAAAGAAAGACCAGAAATGGGCGAGGTTATTTCAGTAGGTCCAGGACGCCAGTCAGAATTTGGATCATGGATAAATGTAGAAGCTAAAGCAGGCGACATTGTATTCATTCCTAAAATTGGAACTATCAGACTTGACTTCGACGGTCAAGAATACTTCCTACTTCCAGACAGAGAAATTTTAGCAACAATCAAAAAAGCACAAGAGTAGTTATGAGTAAACAAATTAGTTTTTCAAAAGATGCTAGAGAGAAGTTACTATCAGGAGTAAACCAGCTAGCAGACGCAGTAGTATGTACATTAGGGCCATCAGGTAGAAATGTATTTATTCAACAACAAGGAGGTAATCCTACCTCGACAAAAGATGGTGTAACAGTAGCCAAAGAAGTAGAATTGGAAGATCCAATCGAAAATACTGGAGCACAGGCTGTAAAGCAAGTAGCAATCGAATCAGCTAGATTAGCTGGAGATGGAACTACAACAGCAACATTACTTGCAAGAGAAATTTATAGTCAAGGATTATCTGAACTAGAAAATTCAAATGCAGTAGAAATTAAAAGAGGAATTGATATTGCAACTAAAGAAGTAGTCAAATACCTTAGAGAGGAATACTCTAAAGAAGTTACTGATGAAGAGCAAATTCAACAAGTAGCAACAATCTCAGGTAACAACGATCCTGAAGTAGGAAATCTTATTGCAACAGCAATGGATAAAGTTGGAAGAGATGGATTAATAACTATTGAAGAATCTAAAACAGGAGAGACTTATCTCGAAACTGTAGAAGGTATGCAATTCAATAGAGGGTATAAATCTCCATACTTTGTTACAGATAACAATACTATGACTTCAGTATTGACTAATCCTCTAATCCTTATCACAGACAAAAGATTACAACATGTAAAAGAGATGTTACCATTATTGGAAGCAGTATCACAACAAAATAAAGACTTACTTATCATTGCAGATGATATTGACGGAGAGGCTTTATCAACACTTGTTGTAAACAAAATGAGAGGAGTTCTTAGAGTAGTAGCAGTTAAAGCTCCTGAATTTGGAGACAAGAAGAAAGCTATGCTTGAAGACATTGCAGCTCTTACCGGAGGTACAGTTGTATCGGAAGAGAAAGGAATGAAGATAGACAAATTTGATTTACAATGGTTTGGTAAGTCAAGAAAGGTAACAGTAGGAAAAGATGATACTACCATTGTAGATGGTAAAGGAACTGAAGAAGCTATTACAAAAAGAATCGATGAGTTGAAAGAGCAAATCGAGAATACAGTTTCACCTTATGAGATTGAAATCTTACAAGACAGATTAGCAAAACTTATTGGAGGAGTAGCAATCATTCATGTTGGAGGTCATACAGAAGTAGAAATGAAAGAGAAAAAGGATAGAGTAGATGATGCTCTTCATGCAACAAAAGCAGCTTTAGAAGAAGGTATTTTACCTGGAGGAGGAATTGCTTTACTAAATGCAGCAGACTATTTACAAAATATTTTAGAAGGAGATTTAACTTCTCATCCAGATCAAGAGAAAGGTATTGATATTGTAATCAGAGCAATCAGAAAGCCATTCGAACAAATACTATTAAATGCAGGAGAGACTCAAGAGAAGATTGAAGATAGAGAATTAACTTTACTTGCACAAGACAAGTGGCAGGGATTCAATCCTAGAACAGGAGAGTATGTAGATATGTTAGAGGAAGGTATTATTGATCCAACCAAAGTAACAAGATTAGCTTTAGAGAATGCAGCATCAGTTGCAGGAACAATGTTAATCACAGAGTGTGTTATAACAAGTATAAAACCAAAAGATAAACCGATGGAGATAGATCCTACTCAGTTTATGTAATATTAATCAAAAACAAATAAAAATGAACAAACAAGAATTATTCGAGCAAATCGATGAATTGTATCAGAGTTTTGTAACTGCCCATAATGGGACAACAAAAAAGTCACAAGCACAAGCTAGAAAGCAAATTGGAGAGGTAAAGAAATTAATAACCGATTACAGAAAAGCTTCAACAGCAGAGAGTAAATAAGCAAGGGACCGAGAGGGGAGGGGGCGTTAAAACCTCCTCACCGAAGGTGTCACGCGCAAATTTTAACAAATAAAATAAAGTTATGACAATAATTGAAATAATTGTACTAATACTTGCAATAGTAGGATTAGCAGGAGTAATAGGGTATCAGTTAACAAAGGGACAACCTTCCTTAAAAGACATGGTTCAAGATATAAAAGCCGAGCAAGTAGCAAATGAACTGTACAATAAAGACTTACGACCTACACCAGAAAAGAAAGCTCCTAAGAAGAGAGAAGTAACCTCACAGGACATAACACAGGAAGTTATAAAGAAGGTAGTAGAAATTGCCAAAGTAACACCAGAAGCTGCTACAGTAAATCTAGAGGCAGTTGTAGAGAAAGTTAAAGAAACAAAACCAGAGTTTCCAATTGACAAGCCTAAGAAAAAAAGAAAGTACTACCCAAAGAAACCTAAAACAAGTATCTAAGAATGTCAGATTCAATCGCTAAATACAACGAATTGATCGAGAGTGAAACCTCTAAGGTAAGGTCCGAACACCAGAGAAGCATTGAAAGTATTGTTGAGATATTACAAGCAGCCAAAAAAGCAAAACTAAGAAGTGCTTTACTAAGACAGGTAATAAAAATCTCGCAAGAGGCACCAAACCTTACCCCGGCCACTGTCTTTCAAATAGCAGCAGACTCTGTAAAGGTAGATGAATTATGCAATACAAAACACCTATAAAATGGAACAACAACCAAGAATGAATCTATCGATTGATCAAACACTTCCGGTAGAATGTGAGAAATGTAGTCATACATTTTTTGAAGAAGCTCTTCATATTAGAAAAGCCTCGGGACTGCTAACAGGTACAGGTCAAACAACCTACATGCCTATTCCGGTATTCGCGTGCAAGGCCTGCGGCCATGTTAATACAGAATTTCTTCCAAAGGAATTAAAAGGGTTGAACTCTGAAGAATAAATCAGACTTTACTTAAACATCAAAGAGGCCTTGTGCCTCTTTTTTTTGTGCTATTTATTAGAAATCAAAGCAGTTACTATGAAAAATTTGTTATTACCAATTAGTTATATTTTAACTAACTTAAAAAAATATTTTATGGGATTTTTCAGTATCTTTAAAAAATCAAATGATTACAATGAAAAGGTTGTAATTGGATTCATGTCGTTCATGGTAATGGTAATTGCTATTGCAGTAGACCTTGTAACAGGTTACATGGGTAGACCATTAGAATTAAACGAGTACATCTTCGATTCATTCATGTACATCTGTCTTGGTTCATTCCTTCCAGACGTTCTAGAGAAGTTTGCAGGGTTTAAAAATGGCAAAAAAGAAAACAATAACGAAGAATAAAAATTAGATTATGAGCTTAAAAAGTTTACAAGAAAAAATAGGAGTAGGTGCTGATGGTGCTTTTGGTCCAGGTACAATGAAAAAAGCAATGGAGTTTTATAAATTAACTCCAGTTAGAGCAGCACATTTCTTTGCACAAACATCACACGAAACAGGTGGGTTTAAAGCATTTGCAGAAAACCTTAACTACTCAGGAGATGGATTAAAAGGTATATTTGGAAAATACTTCCCAGGTAACTTAAACGAAATGTATGCTAGGAATCCAGAGAAGATTGCCAATAGAGTATATGCTTCAAGAATGGGTAATGGAGCAGAGGCTTCAGGAGACGGATATAAGTTCAGAGGAAGAGGAGCTCTTCAACTAACAGGAAAAGAAAACTATAAAGCCTTTTCAGACTATTTAAAAAAGCCAGAGATCATGACCAATCCAGACTTAGTAGCTACTACTTACTCTTTTGAATCAGCAATGTTCTTTTTTGATAAAAATAAATTATGGTCAATATGTGACCAAGGAGTTAATGATGCCTCAATCTTAGCTTTAACAAAAAGAATTAACGGTGGTACTCATGGTTTAGCAGATCGTTCAGAGAAAACTAAAAAATATTACGAATACGTTAAATAGTTAAATATAAGATGAAAACTTCACTACTAATCACACTATCATTGACAACAGCATTAGCATTTATTGGTACATATTTTATGCACCTAACAGCAGACAATATTGATCAGTTCCTAGCAGTAGGGTTGGTTATATTTGCTGATGGGTTCTTTGGTATATGGGCGGGGATAAAGAGAGAAGGTTTTAAAACTTGTAAAGCATTAAGCGTATTAAAGACATTTGGTTTCTGGACAGTAATGCTAGCAGCCATCTTATCAATAGAAAAAGGATTTACTGGAACATCTTGGTTAAGTGAAACTATTATGGCTCCCTTCTTGGTATTCCAGTTGATCTCTATTCTTAAAAATGCCTCAATGGTAGGTATAGTAAAAAACGAACTAGTAACTCAAATATTAGATAGACTAGATAAACATAAAGGAGACAGAGATGTTACAAAATAAACAGAATTTATTACTGGTTATAGTAATTGCATTAATAGGTTATAACATTTTTACTACAAGTAGTATTAAAACAGATGTAAAAGGTTATAAAGATAAGATAGAATTACTACAGACCAAAGTAGACTCAGCACAAGTAGTGAACAAAGAAATCGATACTAAAATCGATTCAGTAAAAGAGAATGTAATTTCTATTACAAAAGAAATACATCATATAGATAATACAATAACAATCGTAAAAAATCAAACAAATGAAAAAGCTAATAATGCTGGTAAGTTTTCTAATGTTGAGCTTGAGCAGTTTTTCTCAAGTAGATACAACCAAAGTTTGCATACCAACTAAAACCGCTCGCCTAGTTGCACAAGATCTAATCCGATATGACGGATGTAAAGAAGAGTTAAAACTAACACAACAAAAAGTTCTTAAGCTAGAAGAAAGAGAAGTACAGAAAGATACTATCATTAAACTTCTAAATGATAAAGATGATAATAACAAATTTATAATTCATCAACAAGAATTACAAATCGGACAGTACGAACATATGACTGACGATTTACAAAAGGAATTAAAAGGTCAGAAGAATAAAACATTTTGGTATAAAGTACTTTCTTTTGCAAGTTTAGCAACCTCGCTATTCCTTCTAAAATAAATTAAATAAGGCTTGCTTTCGCAGGTCTTTTTTATTATATTATAGTTATATAAATTAGTTATTATGAATGATAGAGAAGCAATCTTTACTATTGATGAAGTAAAGCCAAAGAAAGAATTAGTCAATCATCCTCAACACTACGGAGGAAAAGATAATCCCTACGAAGCTATAAAAGTTATTGAAGCCTGGGAACTAGGATTCTGTTTAGGAAATACAGTAAAATACATCTCAAGAGCAGGAAAGAAAGACGATACAATTCAGGAACTAGAAAAAGCTTTATGGTATTTAAAAAGAGAAATTAAAAACTTAAAAGATGGCAAAGAAGGTTCTTAAACAAGTAAAGCTAATAAGAGACTTCTGTAAACCAATTATAGATTATAACATTAGTAAATCAATTTCGTATAGTCAAACTCTATCCTACAATACCTGTCCACACCAATGGGCATTGAAATATGTTAAAGGACTACAAGAGTATAAACCTTCTATTCATACAGTCTTTGGTACAGCAGTACACGAAGTAATGCAGGAATGGTTAACAGAACTCTATGAAGGAACTGTAAAGAAGTCAAATGAAATGGATTTGAATACACTTCTACTGGAGAAGATGCAAACAATCTATGCTTATGAAAAAGATAAGTACGGAAAACATTTCTCTACCTCTCAAGAGTTATCTGAGTTTCATAATGATGGTATTGAAATCTTAGAATACGTTCGTAAGAAACGCTCTGTTTACTTCGGAACCAAGTACTACAAGCTTGTTGGAGTAGAAATTCCCTTAGTACATAAAATAGCCGAGAATGTTTTCTTTAAAGGATATATTGATATTGTGCTATACGATGAACAAGATGACAAGTATGTCATTCTAGATATTAAAACATCAACCTCAGGATGGAATGATTGGGCTAAAAAGGATGATAAGAAGCTAGCACAATTACTTTTATATAAAGAATTCTTAGCAAGACAATTTGATATAGATGTCGATAAGGTAGATGTAAAGTATTTTATCGTTAAAAGAAAAGTACCAGCCAATCCAGAATTTCCAGCAATGGGAAGAAGAGTTCAAGAGTTTGTACCTCCTTCAGGAAAGATCAAAAGAGGACAAGCAACTACAGCTCTTGCAAAATTTATTGATGATGCTTTTGATTCACATGGACAGTATATTGATAAGGAATATGAAAAGAAGCCTTCAAAATCAAACTGTATGTTTTGTGAATATAAAGGAACAGAACACTGTCATGCAGGTGTTTTAGGATAGGGGTATATTTATATATAAATATAATTATATAAACTATGAACACTAAAAAACTAACATCAGTTAAGGTAGAGGAGGATCTTCTACAAGAATTTAAAGAGCAATGCGTAAGGCATAAATTTTCTCTACAAAAGCTTGTAGACAGAGCAATTTTTTTATATCTTACAGAAGATAACTTCAAGCAAAAGTTACACACACAAACAAATATTAAATTAAAATAGTTACATGAAAGAAAAATTTCGTTATGTTAAGAAAGAGGATCGTAAGAAGATTCTTTTGTTATGCGATGATATTAGGATGCATTCCGGTATCGCAACTATGGCCAGAGAGATTGTTGTAGGAACATCTCATCACTTCAATTGGTTAAATGTAGGAGCAGCAATCAACCACCCTGAAGCAGGTAAAGGAGTTGATATCTCATCAGAAGTAGATAAGTTAAGCGGTATTAGCGATTCTTATGTAAGAGTACTTCCTAACAATGGGTACGGCGATGCCATGCAGATTAGACAGTTAATTAACCAAGAGCAACCAGATGCTATTTTCATTTTTACAGATCCAAGATACTGGACTTGGTTATTTGAAATAGAAAGAGAGATTAGAAATGAAATACCTTTAATGTACTTAAACATTTGGGATGACTATCCAACTCCTCTTTACAATAAACCTTTCTACGAATCATGTGACTTGTTAATGGCTATCTCAAAACAAACTAAAAATATTAATGAAATAGTTTTAGGAGAAAAAGCTAATGAAAAAGTTATTAAATATGTTCCTCATGGAATAAATGAAGACTTTTTCTTTCCTATGACTTCTGTAGAAGATGTAAAAAACCTGAATGACTTTAAAAAAAATCTATTTGAAGGAAAGGATATTGAATTCGTAGCGTTCTACAACTCCAGAAATATTAGAAGAAAATCTCCAGGAGATGTAATACTATCATACAAGTTATTCTGTGACTTAATTGGAGAAGAGAAGGCTAAGAAATGTGCTTTAGTAATGCATACACAAGCTGTAGATGAAAATGGTACGGACCTTTATGCAGTAAGGGAAGCAATTTGTGATGAGAGTTATGTAAATGTATTCTTCTCTCAAGAAAGATTAGACACTCCTCAAATGAATTTACTTTATAATATAGCAGACGTCGGAATACTTATCACTTCAAACGAAGGATGGGGATTGTCTTTAACGGAGACTATGATGGCAGGTAGAATGATTATTGCTAATACAACAGGTGGTATGCAAGATCAGATGAGATTTACAGATGAAAACGGTAAATGGATTGATTTTACTTCCGACTTTCCTTCTAATCATAGAGGAACTTATAAGGAGTGTGGGGAGTGGGCAGTACCTGTATTCCCTTCAAATATTTCGTTAGTTGGATCAGTACCAACACCTTACATATTTGATGATAGATGTGCACCGGAAGATGTAGCAAAAGCTATAGAAGAAGTATATAACTTAGGTAGAGAAGAAAGAGATAGAAGAGGATTATTAGCAAGAGAGTGGGTAACATCTGATGAATCAGGAATGTCAGCAAGACAGATGTGTGAGAATATAATCGATTCAATGGAAGAGTCTTTTGAGAAATTTACTCCAAGAACTAGATTTGACTTACATAAAATTACAGATAGACCAAAAAAACGTATAACACATAAATTAATATACTAGTTATGAGTAAACCTACATTAGTAGTAAGTTGTCCAATCGATACTTACTCAGGATATGGAGCAAGAGCAAGAGACTTTGTACAATCAATTATTGACTTAGATAAGTATGATGTAAAAATATTAGGACAAAGATGGGGAGGAACTAGATTTGGATACTTAAAAGATCATGGGAATACTTCCTTAACTTCTAGATTAATTCAAAACTTAACACAACAACCAGACATCTGGATTCAAATAACAGTACCGAATGAATTCCAAAAGGTTGGTAAATATAACATTGGAGTAACAGCTGGAATTGAAACTACACTTTGTGATCCTTCTTGGGTTGAAGGATGTAATAGAATGGACTTAGTTCTAGTATCAGCACAACATGCTAAAGAGACTTTTGAAAAGAGTAAGTTTAATATGCAAGATAGTAGTACCGGTAAAATTACAGGTACAGTGGAGTTACAAACAAAAATAGAAGTTCTATTTGAAGGAGCCGATATAGAAAAGTATACACCCCTAACATGGCCTGTTAAACTTAACCTAGATGAGGTTGAAGAGCAGTTTTGCTTCTTAACAGTAGGACACTGGCTTCCAGGAATAGTTAGAGAGGATAGAAAGAATATCGGATATACTGTTAAAGCATTTCTTGAAACATTTAAGAATAAGAAAAATGCACCTGGACTTATTTTAAAAATACAAGCAGGAAGTGGAACTTCTATTATGGATAGAGAAGTTATATTAGATCGAATTGATGCAATAAGAAAGACAGTAAAGGGTAAATTACCGAATGTGTACCTACTTCACGGAGATATGACTGATGCTGAAATGAATGAACTGTATAACCACGGTAGAGTAAAAGCAATGATCTCTTTAACAAAAGGAGAAGGATTTGGAAGACCTTTATTAGAATTTAGTTTAGTAAACAAACCAATTATAGCTTCAGGCTGGTCAGGTCATATTGATTTCTTAGATAATCAATTTACAAAGCAAATCGGAGGAACTTTAAGCAATGTACATCCATCTGCAGCTATTGAAAAAATGATCCTACAAGAAAGTCAATGGTTTAGCCCAGATGATGCTCTTACAGGAAAAGCTTTGAAAGATGTCTTTGAAGACTATAAAGCTTATAAAGAATTAGCTAAGAGACAGGGGTATAAGAGTAGGACTGAGTTTTCTTATGAGAAGATGAGAGAGACGTTAGATAACCTTCTAACACAATATGTTCCTGAATTTCCTAAACAGGTACAGTTGAAGTTACCTCAATTAAAAAAAATAGAATTACCAAAGCTTAAAAAAGTAGAATAATGGAAGAAAAAATGTCAATCTGTCCTCATTGTGGAGGAAATGCTTGCTTTGAACAGCAAGTAAACGAAGAAGTAACAACAAGCTTTTGCTTTGGATGTGGGTATTCAACTTCAACTCTAATGGTTGAAGGAGGAGAATTAACAACTAAAACTCTAGAAGCTTCACCAGAACTATACAAAGATCTTATGTTCATAGACGAAGATAAGAAAGTATGGTTCCCTGCTACAGTTACTCTTCCAAATAAAGGAATGGTATTCCTAGATGGAAATTCAAAAGAGAGTTGGAAATGGGCTGCAGTAAACTCTATAGAAATCCCAGAAGAAGAGAAAGCAAAGTTTCCAAAAGGTCAAACAACTAAAATGGATATGAAAAATATTAAACATTTTGAGAAAGAAGACTTCATGGAAGCATTAGATGCTATTAAATTCTTTGATGTAGAAGTTGCCGAATCAAAATAGATTTCGTATATTAATAATATGAAAATAAGTTATGCAATAACAGTTTGTAATGAATTGGAGGAAGTGAAAAGACTAGTCAACTTCCTCCTTTCACATAAACGAAAAGAAGACGAGATAGTAATCTTGTTTGATGAGAAGAACGGAACAGATGAAGTATTTGATTATATAGAATCTCAAGTTCATGACTGTGAAGTCTTCTGTGAAAAGTTTGAAGGGCAATTTGCCGATTGGAAAAACTTACTAACATCACACTGTACAGGAAATTACATCTTCCAAATAGATGCTGATGAGATTCCTCATATCAATTTAGTTGAAAACCTACCGGAAATGCTGAAGACTAATGATGTCGATATGCTTAGAATACCTAGAGTAAATACTGTAGAAGGATTAACTCAAGAGCATATTCAGAAGTGGGGATGGAATGTAAATGAGAAAGGATGGGTCAATTGGGCTGACTGGCAAATGAGAATTTACAAGAACGCTCCACATATAAGATGGAAAAATAAAGTACACGAAGTATTAGAAGGATTCAAGATACATGGAATGCTTCCACCGGAAGAGGAATGGGCTTTATATCATCCAAAGACAATCGACAGACAAGAGAAACAAAATAACTATTACAATACATTATAAAAATCAGTTATGGATAACATTTTAAATTTAGTACAGGAGTACATTACAAAAAAAGACAGTGAGAAGAAATGGGTAGCAGGTGAGGATTTAGTCCAATATGCTGGACCTTACTTCGATGGTCAAGAAGCACAAGCAGTTGTTAGGACTATGCTTGAAGGTTGGTTGGTCCTAGGAAAAGAAGGAGCGATGTTTGAAAGACGTTTCCCTAAAAAATTAGGGCAGAAGACCGGAGTTATTGTTAATAGTGGCTCAAGTGCTAATCTATTAATGATGTTAGCGTTAACATCTAAGAGAGGAATGAATCTACCGAAAGGTACAAAAGTAATCACTCCAATAGCAGGATTTCCTGCAACACTCAGTCCTACTATTCAAGTAGGCTTTATTCCAATCTTTGTTGATATTGAATTAGAATCTCTTAATCTAGATTTAGACCAAGTAGAACAAGCCTGTATTGACCATCCAGATGCAAAGATAATTACATTTGCTCACGTATTAGGTAATCCACCTAACATGGATCGATTAATGGAAATTATAAACAAATACGATTTAATCTTATTAGAAGATTGTTGTGATGCTTTAGGAACAACCTATGACGGTAAGATGTTAGGATCATTCGGTAAAATGTCTTCATGTTCATTCTATCCAGCACATCACATTACAATGGGTGAAGGAGGTTTTGTAGCTTGTAATGATGCACAAACAGAAAAGATCTTAAGAAGCTTTAGAGACTGGGGTAGAGGATGTTTCTGTCAAGGTAAAGCAAATGCTTTAGAATGCGGTTCATGCGGAATAAGATTCAGCAATTGGTTGCCAAGTCTTCCTAATGAGATCTTTGATCACAAATATACTTACGAAGAGATTGGATACAATTTAAAACCAACAGAATTACAAGCAGCAATGGGGAACGTTCAGTTAACTAAACTGGAAGAGATTGGAGTACTGAGAAGAAGGAATCATAAAGCAATTGTTGATATCTTCAAAAAGTATGAAGATAAATTTATACTACCAAAGGCTACAGCTAAGT